CAGGAAAAACAAGCTAGCATTAATTATACCAGACGCACAGGTGGGGTTTTCTAGGAATTTTCAAACAGGAGAACTAGACCCATTTCACGACAGGAGAGCGTTAGACTTATGTTTGCAAATGGCAGAAAAGCACCAGCCTGATGAAATCATCCTGCTGGGGGATATGCTAGACCTTCCAGAGTGGTCTGATAAGTTTATGATAAGCCCAGAGTTCTATTGGACAACTCAACCCGCAGTAAACGAACTTTATTGGTGGATAAAAGAACTAAGACAGCACACTAATAAAATGATATATATTGAGGGGAATCACGAATTAAGAATGTCCAAAGCAGTTGTTAAAAATATTATTGCTGCGTACAACTTAAAGCCTGCTAACGAACCAACTAAAGGCAGCCTGACTGTTCCGACCTTGCTAGCACTAGATAAACTTGGTGTCGAATATCTGGGTCCCTACCCAAATGGGGAATACTGGATTAACGATAATTTGCGAGTATCTCACGGTCAAATCGCTAGAAAGGGTGGTGGTAAAACTGCATCAGCTATACTTGGCGATGCTAGAAATTCAGAAATCGTTGGTCATATACACAGGCACGAAATGGCACAAAAAACAGTCCACCCTAGGCACGGAATCAAAACCTATGTTGCGTACTCTCCCGGTACGGTTGCTAGAATTGATGGTGTAGTTCCTGCGTACCAAGCTAGAAACGATTGGCAACAAGGTATGGCTCTTGTTCACTTTGAAGATGGTAACGGATACTTCCAAATAGTTCCATATAACATTCACGAAGGAGTATCAATGGTCGATGGGTCTATTATGAAGTATAGAAAAGCAATTATAAACAAACTCATAAAAACTATAAAATGAAGAAGGTAGAGAGAGAGATGATTCGTCAGTTTAACTTGAAATATGATAGAGAGGCTATCCATATACAAGATAAATTTTCTACTTACGATGGTCTAGATGCTGACTATGTGCTAGAAGCAAAAGGCAGAAATAAGGACTATCAAACCTGTATGATTGAGTGGAAAAAGTTGGTGTCTAATGAATCCATTGCACAGACAGATGACAAAACTTTTATATATCTAGTGTCTCCGATACCGTATACGACCTATTTCGTTTTTGATGTTTCCAAACTTGTTGATGCCGATTATAACTTTGGATGGCATTATCGGTGGTTGTCTAAAAACACGGAATTTGGCAAAAAGAAAGAGCTTGAACTGAAGTTTGTGGGATACATAGACAAAAAAGATGCGGTAGATACATTTAAAACTTGACAGGCTTTGGTAAGCATTGGTAACTTCTATATAACAACAGGAGACAAATATGCACCTTGAACAGATGCTAAGCGTTAGCGAAGTAGCACAAGTTTTGAATTGCTCAATTTACACTATTCGCAGAAGGTTAAAATCTGGAGCCTTGAGAGGTTTCCACGATGGAGGCTCTTGGAAAATACCAAAGTCGGCTTATGACAATTATATTGAAGACCGAATGGTATCTTCTATTCCTTATATCTCTTCACGTAGTGAAGATATAAGGAATAGAAAGAATGATAAACAAACCGACAGCAGTACACCTCTCTAGCCTAGAGATATGCGATAGTTTTATCGTACCTAACACCCACCTCAAAGGCACTATTATCTCAAAAGGTGCTATGGGAATTAGGGTGGTTTTAGACGGAGTTGTAACATATTCCCCTGACGGAAAGCCAATATTCATCAATGGTCAAACCCAAGTCATAGGGAATAGAACAGAGGTATTGAAAAATGAAGATAGAAATTCAAGTAAACGACTTGAAACAATTACAAAAATGGATAACCCAAACATCGACGATAGCGGAGAGATTGGGACTTCCAATCTTCTCGTTTGACTTTGGCAGTTGCACTAGGTGTGAAGGTGAAACTATTCACTACCCTGAGGCAATAGACGTTAAGGACAACGGCTTTAAAGTCCTCTGTAATCAATGTGGAGAAATACTAAACAAGGAGAAATAAATGAAAAAAACTAAAAAAAACATCCCCAATAATTTTAGAGGGAGTGAGGACGTTTTTTGGATTAAAATAAAAAGGGGGATGAGAAAATTTCTTAAACCCGCATTTAAAAAGGAGAAATAAACAATGGGGAATATAACGGAAACGGGACACTTTGAAGAATTACTCAGAGAGACAGAGGAAGACTTTGACGAACTAGAAGTAGAAAATCTTCACATTACTAACGAGAATGTAGAAAAAGTTATCTATTCGTATAGGTCTCTTGAGCGACAAGTAAAAGAATTAGCCGAAAGAAAGAACGCTAGCATTGAATTTTATAACGGAGAAATGGCTAAGGTAGAAAAGAATATGGATTATAAGTCAAACGTACTTCGGTCTTTTGTGGAGGGAAACAATAAAAAAACAATGAAATTCCCTAACGGAACAATGTCAATCCGCAAATCTACTAAGCACATACATTCGGGAAGCGAAAAGAAACTTATCGAATGGTGTGAAAAGACCGACAAGGGCGACCAATTCGGTCTAGTCAAAGAAACAAAAAGACCTAGCAAATCTGCAATAATTAAGTTTATTAAGGACACGGGGTTTTCCCCTGACGATTGGGACATAGTTGAGAAATCGTCATTCACTATCAAAACACAATAACAAGGAGTAAATATGCCTGTAAACATCCACGGGAAAGAGTATAAAACAGTAGCAGAACGATTAAATGAGTTCTATGATAAGTATTCCCAACTGCCTGACATAGGAACATCAATAAATACTGCAATACTAAAGGACGAAGGAAACATAGTCCAAGTTGTAGCTACCATTGAAGTAACGGGAGAAACAGGGTCTTTAGTATATGGGACAGGACACGCTGAAGAAGACAGAAGTAAGGGAAGAATCAATGATACATCAGCACTAGAAAACGCTGAGACATCTGCAATAGGAAGAGCGTTAGCAAGTATTGGATTGGGCGGAACTGAGTTTGCATCTGCTGATGAACTTGCAAATGCCCTCAAGCAACAGGAGTCAACAGGTGGTGCTAGCAAGGTTGCAGCGAACAAAATTGTCAGCCTTCATCCTGATGCTAATGCTATCGGTTTTGGCAAACACAAGGGAAAGAGTTGGGACGAAGTTCCTAAGGCTTATTTGGAATGGTTGGTTAATCGTGAATCAACAGACCCACAAACTATGGAATCAGCAAAACAAGAAATTGCTAGCCGAGACTTGAAAGACTCAGAACGAATTAAGTCTACTGACGATGCAGTAAAAACCATAAACACAAACATTGCAAAGGAAAAAGTCAACTTAAACGATTCATACATTAAGCCCAAAAATAACGAAAGTCTAGGCTCTGTATTAGCAAAGACCGTACCTAAGGAGATAGCGACAGAAGTTCCGACAGGGCTTGGATTAGATGTTATATCTGAACATAACAACGGGATGAGTCCCTTGTCACAGGAAAAACAGAAGGAGAAATTAGCCACTAGGCTGACGGAACTATCTGAGCAGATGGGAATTAAGAAATTCATCGAACTCAAAACAACCGAACTTGGCTCAAAAGGGTTCCACGATTGCAATATTGGAGAATTACAGGGGCTAGTTAGCATTGCTGAGTCAAAAATGCCAAAGGAAACAATCGAAATGATGAAAAAACAGGGAGAACTATTGGAAAAAGTAGTTGATACATTTGATGGACAAATCATTAGATGACGAAATACCCACAACACTTTTCACAGGAGGAGTATAAAGTGAACCAAGAAACTAAAAAAGCACAAATCAGAAAGCACCTAGAAACAGGACAATCAATAACACCTCAAGAGGCATATAATATCTTTGGCTCTATGAGACTAGCCGCAATTATACACGACTTAAAACAAGACGGGTATAAGTTTAAAACAGAGATAATCAAGAACGGGAGGTCTAAATATGCTCGCTACAAATTAGACCTTCCCACAACATTGTTCGGTAGTTAAATGACTCATCCCTCCAAGAACAAGGGGAACAGGGTTGAGCGATTGGTGGTCAGCATCCTAGAATCTTTAGGATGTGACTCCCAAAGAGCTTATGCTAGCAATGGTTTATCTCTCGGTGAAGGTGAGGAATGCGATGTTGTTTCAAACATTAACGGGAAAAGGTGGCGATTTCAGGTAAAGGCTAGAAAGAAAGTAGCGGAATGGATAAAGCCTAATATGAATGTCGTCGATGCTCAAATAATAAAATCAGACAGGGAAGAACCATTAATCGTTATGCCATTAAAAGCATTCGTAAAGGAGATTCAAAATGCCCGACAATA